CCTACCAGCGGTGGACAACCTGCTGGTGCTGGTCTCACTGCCGACGATACCCATCCTACAGTAGACAGCACCTCACCTGGAGAAGGAACAACACCCAAGAGCTTTGGTTATACCATGGGTTATCTAACTGGGGATGGACAAGCACCAAACGGTTTACCTGTAACACCCGGTGTAAGTTTTCCACCCAATCCGGTTGCCGGCGACTATGCCCTGCGTTTAGATTATTTTCCCAATCGGTTGTTTAGATTCAGTGGCAGAGCTTGGCTCAAAGTTGAAGACAACGTAAGAACCGATCTTGACATGGCAACAGGCGCACTGACTCAACGTGCCGGCTTTGTCAACAATACCTACACAGTCAGCACCACCGACCAAGGCAATATTCCAAGTCGCCAAAGTCTCAGTCAAATACTTAAACCACAAGCCGACAACGGTAACCAGGGTGGTAATATTACACCACCCAATCCAAGACCTCCTGGACGATAATGTATATCTATACTATTAAAAATCTCGTTAACGGCAAAATGTATGTAGGGCAGACTATTCAAACCAATGCCAAGATGCGGTGGTATTCTCACTGTGATATGTTTCGTAAAGGTAAAAAAAGTTATCTCTATGATAGTATGCGTAAGCACGGTATTGAAAATTTCTTGTGGGAAGTTGTTGATCAAACTGATACAATAGAAAAATTAAATAAGTTAGAAACAGAGTGGGCTAACAAATTACGTGCCCAAGGAATCACATTGTATAATAATAGAGAAACTGGTGGTAACAAACTACATAGTGTGTCAAGCATTGAAAAAATGCGACAGGCTAAAAGAGAAGAACACGCTAGACGTAGAGTTGCAAACGGCGGAGTTGAACAACATTCTCAACACAAACCACATGTTACTGGCTGGAAAAATTCAGAACAAGGCAAATTAAATAAAAGTATCGCTCAACAGAAAAGATATGCAAAGTTGACAGAAAAAATTACATTAACAGACGAACATAAACAAAAGGTAAGAGAAGGTGTCTTACGTAATTGGGCCAAACGAAAAATGGAGGTAAATTAAAATCGCAAATTTCTTTTACGACGAACAAATACGTCGATTCCTGCTACAGTTTGCTAGAATCTTCAGTAATTTTAGTGTTGAATATGGCATCAACCAAGCTGGTAAAAACGATACCTTGGTTCGTGTGCCAGTTCGGTACGGTGATGCCAGTCGTCAAGCGCAAACAATCATACAGCAAAATTCGGCCAATGACATGCCGTCAACACCGTTAATGACTTTTTATATCACAGGGCTTGATTATGATCGTCCAAGAATTCAGGAACCCAATTTTGTAAACAGCATACAAGTGCGTCAACGCACTTACGACGAAGCCACTGACAGCTATGACACCACACAGGGCAATGCATTTACCATTGAGCGACTGATGCCGGTTCCATATAAATTGACCATTGCCCTGGATATATGGACCTCAAATACCAATCAAAAAATGCAGATTCTAGAACAGATTATTGTGTTGTTTAATCCCAGTTTGGAAATTCAAAGCACTGATAATTTCATTGACTGGACCAGTCTAAGTGTATGCAATCTTGAAAGTGTAAAATGGTCAAGTAAAACAATTCCAGTTGGTCCAGACAATCCTATTGACTTTGCTACACTTGTTTTTAGCCTGCCAATTTGGATATCAAGCCCGGCCAAGGTCAAGAAGTTGGGTGTGGTTGAACGCATTGTTATGAGTGTGTTTGATGCCAACGGCGATGCTTCGAATGCCATACTTGACAACGACTTGTTGCTGGGCACTCGACAGGTAATTACACCATACGGATACCAAGCCCTGTTGATTGGTGGCAGTCCCGGAACTGTAGGTAGGTTACAGGCCTTGCGTGAACAGCAAGTGGTGGATCAACCCAACAGCAGTTTGAATCCACCTGACAGCCCTGACAGCAATCTTCTATGGCACAATGTGGTTGGTGTATACGGCACATTGCGAGACGGCATCAGCTATATCAAATTGGAACAAGATGACGGCAGTGAAGTAATCGGTCATGTCAGCTATGATCCAACCGACGATAGATTCTTGTTGTTTACTGTAGACACTGGGTCAACTCCCAGCAACACTCTGGATCCAGTATTGGCTGTGATTGATCCATTGCGCAGCGGTCCCGGAGCAGGATTGATCACAGCTATAGCCGGACAACGCTATTTGTTTACCGAAGCCACTGGCACATTCAATCAAGGCTATGCCGATGCCTGGGCCGGAACCAGTGACGAACCTTTGGTAGCACGGGCCAACGATATTGTGGAATACGATGGCTCTAGGTGGCGAGTTTCTTTTGACAGCAGCTCAAGTCCAGATAATATACAGTATGTTACAAATATCACTACAGAAATACAGTATCAATGGACCGGCACTGCTTGGGTCAAATCGTATCAAGGACTGTATCCTGGAGGCACATGGAGTCTAGTATTGTAAGCGCAGTGGGTGTTTGGTTTTATGCTGTCAATACCCGACGCTACTTGTATCTCATGCGCAATGACCCAAAACATCCAGGAAGTTGGGGTCTAGCCGGTGGGCGTGTAGAGGCCGGAGAAACTTTGATGACTGCCATTGTGAGAGAATGTGAAGAAGAACTGGGATTTATGCCCGACTATGTGCGTATGATCCCGCTGGAAAAATTCACCACAGCGGATTTGGCTTTTGAATATCACACATTTTTTTCTATAGTAGATTCAGAATTCCAACCTTGCTTGAATCACGAACACACAGGATATGCCTGGATTGACTCAGGCACTTGGCCACGACCTATGCATCCAGGTCTTTGGTCAACTGTGAATTTTGAAGCTGTGCAAAATAAAATATCAACCATTGAATCCGGCGTTCACACATCACAGTAGCTGATAAATTCCGGATATGTCATAACCTGCACGTTAAAACAATTTAACCACTCATCGGGCATGCGGGTGCTTTCGCCAACCAGATAAAATTTAACTCCTGTATAGGACAAAAATACTTCAGTAATTTGTGACTGCCAATTCAAAGCATCACCATTGGTCTCATCCAGATATCCCAACATGAATATTTCTTGGTGGCCATCAAATGCAGCAAGATATAGTATGGTGGCCATGTCAATCAGTCGAGGTTTGTAAGGAATTAAATAAAATTCGCCCGGGTGTGCAATACAATTACGTGCGGTAGTGTAAACAATATTGTCTTGTTGATAATTGTTTTCTAAAATTTTATGTAGATTGGCAGTTTGTGTTTCTACAGTAAAATCCAATCGCATTTCTTGAGCAATTGCGCCAGTGCCGTAGGTTTGTAATTTTTTACTGCCCAACAATCCGCCACGATGTCGTTGTAACCGTGTGTAGTCAAATGTATATCCGCCACCCACAACAGGATGATCTACATTGCTGCCAATGCAGGCAGCTCGTCCCGAAAGATGATGGTTCTCAATAGGATTTGGAATCCATTCGCGTGTTTCTTCTTTTTTGCCGGCATTCCATCGAGTTTCTAATATTACAAATTCACCGGCATAATCTACACGATATCTGTCTTGCATTAGGTCCTGCCTACTGCTACTTCTATTGTGCCAACTTCAGTTGAGTTGTAATTTTCTAATGCCTTGCCAATTATACAACCAGGTTGGTATTGACTTATGTCCAGAGCTGTGGCCACACCAGCATGTAGTCCACTGGCAACCAAGCGATCACCTTTGCTAATGGCGCCAACTACACGACATGGCACACGACCGGTAAGTGCTACTGCCACTGCATTTTCACATTCAAGAGTGGAATTCATTAGGTAACTTGGATTTGTAGAAATAATTCCAGCTATACAAGTTGTGTGGCTTTTGATAGTGGCAGTGACTTCGTGCTCACCCCCAAATTCAACCACTGTGCCGGAAGTATACTGTGCGTCAGCGCAATACATCTCTGCCAAGTCAGCATATTGAGCCGATGTTGCTTTGGCAAACACTGTGTTGAAGTAAGTGGTTGAACTACCCACGTTACCTGTGCCATTGGCACCTGTGTTAACAATATTATTGGTATAGACGGTACCAACATAGCCGCTGGCTGTTACGTTGCCAGTGACACTTAACGGGACTGACATATTCCAAGCAGTAGCTGAATTATTAAAAGTCAACGAAGCATATTCAGATCCGGCTGGCCCAACACCTAATCCGCCACCGTTGGCTGCAGAAGATGTAGCCGCGTTGTTGGCCACATTGATAACCAAATCATTTGTAGTAACTGTGTTACTGTTGATTGTTGTGGTTGTGCCTTGAACTGTCAAGTTTCCAGTAATAATAACATTACCATCTGTGCCACCTGCTCCGTTGGGATCAATGTATAAGGTTGGACCACTACTGACAATATTTGCGCCAGTGATTGTAATATTACCGTTGGTAATTGTGCCAGCAGTTGTTAAGTTACCACCTGTTACGTTAGCAGTTGCAGATATCAATCCACCTGTTAATACGTTACTGCCGGTGATGTTACCACCAGTAATTGTACCTGTGGTTGATATTACATTTGATCCTAATGTAGCCAAATTAGCATTGGTATATCCAGCTGGTAAGCCAGTTACTTGACTAGCATTACCAAAAAGATAAGCACCAGTGACGTTGCCAGTTACACTGAGCAATGTTCCAGTGTATGTTTTGTTGGCAATTGTTTGAACACAATTTTGTCCAACTAGTGCAAATCCGCCTTGAGTGGCTCCATCGGCGACCCGCAACACATTAAGAGTAGTGTCAACAGAAATTTCGCCGTTGGCTCCAAGAAAGTTGTTGTTTTGTGCGGTTGTTCCGCGTCTAAATTGGACTACTGTTGGCATGAATTATCCTTGTATACTGTTATATTTATGCGCCGACCCAGGCTTCACCGGTGGCCAAATCGTTGTAACTAAACGGGCCTTCTGCGTTACAATCAAATGTGGCCGCTATAGATACTCCAAATGCATCAGTGGTGGCTGCATCACTTACGCTGCCGTAATCACCAAATGGAAAGTCTGTTTGTGTTCCGTAGGCCAAAGTATTCCAACCTACACCATCGTAGGTTTCAAATGCACCAGCAGTGGTATTATAACGTATGGCACCTATAACTGCACTGCGTTGGGCAGTTGTTCCTACAGGAACCGCAAAACTACCTGTATTATCAATAACAAGATCGCCTGAAGCGTTTTCAGTAATAATGCTATTACCTAGGTAAATGGTGTTGCCGGTCAACCATAAATTACTCCAGCGATTTGTTGCACTTCCTAGACTGTATACATTTGACACAGCCGGAACAAGGTTGCCATTAAAATATGCACCAGTGTTGGCAAACACAGCCACATTGCTGGTGCCACCTATGCTGATGTTGGCATTGCCTCCATTGGTACCAACATTGACTTCACTGTTTCCATTGTAAATCTTGCTGGCTGTAATGCCATTGGCGTAGAATACGTTGCCTAAAAAGTAATTTCCTGTAACATTGCCAGTGGCGCTGATTGATCCGCCAGTTAATATGTTGCCAGTTACACTTAATAGTCCAGAAACATATTCTCCAGTTGAGGCAAATACTACTACGTTACTGGTTCCACCTATGCTGATGTTGGCATTGCCACCACTGGTGCTGACATTGACTTCGCTAGTGCCATTGTAAATTTTACTAGCAGTAATACCGTTGGCGTAGAATACGTTGCCAAGAAAATAATTACCAATGATATTTCCAGTAGCACTGGCTGTTCCGGTGGTTACTGTTCCAGTTGATGTTACAGTTAATACATTAGGTGTTCCGGCACTGCTAATAGTAACGTTGGCGTTTGAAAAAACTCTTACATTACTTGTTCCGCCTGTGATAGAATTAGCCGAATAGTTTTGTGTAAAGGTTAATGCTGTGGTGTTGATTACGATCGGATCGTCGGTGATCAATTTCCATTGTGTGTCAGCATAAATCACGCCTTCGGTAACCATCACAATCATGCCAGCTTCAATTTCGCCGCTGTCGTTGCCGTCTGATGTTCTGGCCCAGGTTCCAGTTACGCCAGAACCTACAGTAACTACATAGTATAGGCCATTTTGACTGGCTGTATTTTGTGCGGTGACCAACACACGGTCACCGGTGGTAAGGCTGACACCATCTACACTGCTAGGAGCACCGCCGGTCAATGAAACACTGACAGTGGTCACAACTCGTGTGGCCTGTTTGTAGTCTAAATTAAATATCTGCGCGGCACGTGGTTTAGTTAAGCCCATTGTAGTTCCAGTAATGTCTAATATTTAGCCAAAAAAATAGGACTGCGAACAGTCCTATTTTCAACAGTTTCCTGTTTAGAAGCGTCCGACTACCACTTCAATTGTGCCTTCTGCACCGTCAAAGTCTTCCAGTGCTTTACCAATTACCGATCCAACTCGAGGATCAGCTTCGGCTCTGGCGCGGCCTAGTCCTGCGGCAACCATCAAGTCACCTTTCCGAACTGGGCCAACAACCATACAAGGCACACGACCTGTCAATGCTATGGTAGCCACATGCTCGCTTTCCAAACCACTGTTCATGGTGTAACTTGGGTTAGTAGACACTACACCAGCAACCTTGCGATCGCCATCTACAGCATTGACTGTGACTTCTGCTGTGCCACCAAATATGACCACTGTGCCTGGAGCATACTCTGCATCAGCTGTGTATTTCTCTGCCAAGTCAGCGTATTGTGCTGATGTGGCTTTGGCAAATACTGTGTTGAAGTAATTGCTTGAGCTACCAATGTTACCCACAGCATTGCCGTTGGCATTAACAATACTACCAACAGTGATTGTACCAGTACCAACTGTTAAATTACCAGCAGTTACGTTACCAGTTACACTTACTGTAGTACCTGTGTGCGTTGTAGCATTAACATTTGCGCCACCTAGAACATTGCCGCCGGTAATGTTACCTGTGGCACTGATCAATCCACCAGTTAGGACATTGCCGCCTGCAACGTTACCGGCTACACTTAATCCTGCGGCACTGCTGAATGTGGCTATGGCAGTAGGAGTAATAGCACCTGTGGCTGTGGTAAACACTGTGACGTTGGTAGCACGGCTGGTATCCGTGAAGTTTTCTGCAGCCACCAAGTCTACGCGACCGGTTGAACTGTTACCAAACTGCAACGATCCGCCACTGAATCCACGTCCGGTAAACTGACTAATAGTATCGCCTGACTGGGTCTGTGTAGGACTGGCCGCTGTGCCTCTGGCTGCACGTCCAGTAAACGCCACGTATGCGCCTGTACCAAATGTGTCTTGAACAATACGAGTTTGTGTGGCATCTCCACCGGTAACGTGTA